CCCTGCTAGTACGAAACGGTGAAGTTCCTGCCTTAGCTCGGACATCTGACTCAAAATCTTCTATAAATTCCCTCCTACGGTAGACAACCATAGGACGGTAGAAGACAACCAGTCATATTTAGAATGAGGGGGACGTGATCAAATCATCCCCCCCCATAAGTCTTGAGTGCAACTCTGGTGAACCTATTTCTTAGATATATGTTTCTTTTTAGAAATATAATCTTTATGAAACACTAAACGGTAAGCTTTACGAAATAATGAATTTCGCAGAGCTATTACTTTATCGTGACTAGAGTATCGTGTCTTTTGTTGATAATCAACGAAGAGTGGATCTCTAGTAAATTTGGTCCGATCTATAAAAATAGCTTTAGGACCATAAATGATAGTGAATAAGGCAACTAAGTCTTTTTCACTTATCACACGAGAGGGTAGAGATGGTACAATAACTGTTAGTTTAGAAGATATTTCCATTAAGGAAAACTTAGAATCTAATAGTATAACACCATCTCCCGCAGGTCACCAGTTTCCATTAGGAAGGTCCATCACCCGTCTACGCAATAATTTGTTATCTAGTAAACTAGTATACTTATAAAACGCGGTTAGTCAAGGAGAACTGAAAACTGTTCCCCATACACGAGGACAGGTCTCTAGATGTCCTGGGATACCTCAGAGGGGTTTCAATATACCGACAATACTTTTAAGTATTTTATCGGAAGAAACCTGTTTCTGAAGCAAACTATAGGCTTTTGAGACTTGTTGATCAAGAATTTCTTGACGACAAGTGTCCATCTTAATGAATACTTCGAGTGGCATAGCCTCTCAAAGAGTTCATAAAGATGACTCTCTTGGTCACCCTTTTAAGGCGTCAAGAGAGACAGCGGACCTATACTTATCTATACTTATATAAAAATATTTGTATAAGACAGTATAGCCTCATTCGGCTTTTAGTTCTGCATTACGCGTAAGCGGCAATGCAGGTCCTAAATCTAGAGATGTCATAGCTTCCACCAATTCGCTGTCTAGGAGTTCAACTGAACGCCTGAAGATATTAGTTCAAAGTCTAAAAAGACTAGAACTTCTATCAGGATCCAGTATTAGCCCAACCGGCAACGGTGAAAGCTCAATACCATTAACAAATAGACGAGAAGCAAACTCCACACTCTTGTATAATTCATTAGAATTAATACATTTGTGTAAAGAGATCTCAACGCCCATAGAGTTTATGATATCCATGTATTCCTCTGCTACTTTAGTATGGAAAATGACGACGTCATCTCCAAGTACTAAATAGTCTTCAAAATTCTTAATCCCACAACGTAAAGATGCTATCTTTACAGTTGCATGATTTTGAATTGCAAGGAATGCTCATGATGAATAGAAGCCTATTCCTTGACCAGCTTGATAATAAATAAATTTATTTTTCTCGCCAGTTAGGTAAAAGGGATTTCACATCATAATGAGTATTCAGAGGATCCTTAACTTAAATCTTTTCCTAAAGTGAAAAAGAATTCAAGCTTGAAGAGGGAGTGGTAATCGATCA